GCACCTGATTGCGCCCTGAGCCCCCCTAGCACGACGAAAGGTTCCTCGTCGTGTTCGGAGCACTCTTCCTCTCAAGGGCGTGGCTGTAAAGGCTGCGCAGGAAAGTGTTGAAGCCGTGATAGCGGCAGTGAAGTGAACGCCTATTAGAATTCACCGTACTGACAACGTCGACGGACGTCCCACCCCATCGGTATGCCGGGTCAAACCGGCTCTCCCATTGGTGGATTTCCTTCAATTAGTCATGCGCATAGAAGTGATCATAAAGACCTTCGCCCGCCGGCAGCTCCCTAAAGAGCATTCTCCGGACCTCGTCGTTCGGATCCTCGTGGGCAGGAAGACGACGATGGTAAGTTGCTTCTATGTACTCGGTTTGTACCTTAACGACCTTGTAGTGTGTTCGTTGGATTTTCTCGACAACCTGGAAAACTAATCCAAGGTTAAAATCGGCGACGAGGCCTTCCTGAAGGAGTTCGGTATTATAAGACAACCAGTCTTTATAATTCCTCTGTCCTCTGGTCTTGGCCTTCTTAGCAAGATTTAATCGCTCATCATAGTCATTCATACCCTTCAGCGCGAAAAGCTGGAAGGCAGAGTGATCTCGTGAAATCGCCTTATATGAGCAGTCGAGAACGTGATCGGTTTCATCCAAAAATTCGTATCCGGCCAAGAGTCCCTCATAAGACTCAAACTCCCATTGAAAGGAAGGTTGGACGAAACGTGGCGCTATGCGCTCCGATTGAAACGCGATCACAAGGGCCCGTGCCTGTGCGTCAGTGAGCAGGTTTCCTAAATTCCTGCAGGGGAGGCCTAAACCTCCAAACACCTCTGGTGTAAACCAACTGACGCCCCGAGGGCAACGGTTAAGGATATGCCGTTTGTTCCGGATGAAGCAAGACATAAGATCATCTCGCATGTTGTCAGGGGCATGATGCCACAACTGACGGGCCTGAGCGCCTATATAAGACAGCTCTTCATCCGATCCAAGAGAGGACGCTCCCATAGCCTCCTTCTCTCCAGCACCCTTACCCTTCACAGTGTTTGACCAAATTGATCCAAATGTCACAAATGGGATTGGATCAGGTTCCAACAAGCGGTAGCATTTGTGCCCGCTCTCGCCGTCTGGAGTTTTTGGCCCTAACAATAGAGTTCGGGTCCGCATCCAGTATGGTTGACTGTTGATAACCATGATATCCTTCCGGTAGAAATTCTTGCCGGCAGAGGGTTTCAACCCTGCGATCGTAGCAATGCGTCGCCAAAGGTTGTAGAGCCTCTGATTTGCCTTAAAGCAGATATCATCCCCATTGATCAAACACTTGAGGTCTTCAATGCCATCTCCTCCGAAACGGTCACCCACTAGGTGCCGTGCCGCGACCAGTGTCGCACAGTTGGCCATACAGAGAACTGGAAAACTGACGGGAGAACCCATCAACTGACCATTCTTCTGCGGACCAACGAGCTTCTTGCCGGCGACCCTTACACAGGGATCGACGGCACTCCATGCCTGCCCATGAGACAGGTAGATGTTATGGTTGATTAAGCCATCAAGAAGTTCTTGCGACTCGTACTGATCGAGCCCGGCACCTTCGGAGAAACCTTTAACCACCATCTCACTGATTTTGCTGCGCAAATTATTGGTAGCGGCCTCATAGTCGCCCGAGACCCAGCTTTCGCCGAGTCCGAGACAACCGAGGCCCGCAACAACATCAGTGGAGACAGGTCCAGATGTCAACTGGAAAATCGAGAATCTATTCATTGCCGCAAACAACCCTTTCTGGAACCACTGGAGACGATAATATCGTCCAGCGGAGCCTTTAGAGATGATTCGGACCTTCAATGGTTCCTGAAGACCGACCAAGACGGCTACGTTCTCTTGGTTTTGTACCCTTAAAAGGTAATCTCGAACCTGCCAATAGCGGTTTTTGAAATGACATGAACACCTTCCATCACTGACCTCACGAAAGAAAAAGACTCGGGGTATTACCCAAATGGCCTTGCCGTCAGAGACGGCAACAGGCGAAACTTCGACATCGCTCTCGAGTGCATCACAAAACGAACACTTCCAGGTGTTACGTGCTGTGCACTCAGTGACCATTCGAGCAGCCCCGCCCATGTGACAAGGCAACCGGTCATGACCCGAGACCGAGGGAAGCCCAACAATTTGGCTTCTCTGGAAACGAGTTCCGACCTGCCGCCCCACCTCCATGGCAGAACGCTGAAGAACACTGTCGAGTTCCTCATCTAGATAGTCTCTTCTCCCTCTCGCAATCTTCCAAAACCGGGCTGGATCACCCGTGTTCGGTATCTCAGTTGTCAAGACTTTGGCAGTTTTAGCCACTTTCTTTGCTACCTCCCTCACGGGCGGTGGCGGAAAGATGTCCTTAGACTCGTTAAACGAGAATGCAACTAAGACTCTCCTCTTCTGATTGCGGAGACCAATGAGTGTCCTAATGAACACACCTCCTCCTCCTGTTAAAAGACGCCCGGGAAGTTCATCTTTAAAATCCTCTTCAAACGGTTGTTCCGTTTCTCGGAGGCACTGTGCGACAATCGCAGACCAGTGGAACTTTATCCAGGACGTGGCATTTAAGCTCAAACTTAATATAAAATAGGAATGGCAGAAATTTTCTGCAACTGAAGCGCTCCAAGAGGTGGGTCGTCCCCCCAGTAGCGCCAACATCCCGAAAAGAGCTTTAATAGCCTTGAAGGAGTTGACAAAGATTTCCAACCAATCCATTTCGGTTTGGAAAACAAAGTCGTCGAACGCTTTTTTGAACCAGCGTTCGGTACAATGGTAGCAACTTGGGCTAATGATCTCTTCCAGGTGACTTATAAATTCACCCAGGGAAGGATTAGGCCCTAACCGCAAGAACCATTCAAGTGGAGGGAGCAATCTCTTAATTGCCCCGACCGCAGGAAATTCCTCGCGAAGTTGGGTCTCCACCTTACCAGCCAAGAGCCAGGCTTCTTTAAAGCCTAGATCGTCC